AGCGCACCTGTAAGAGTCAACGAACCATCGTTAGCGTAATTAACTGAACGGGACGATGGGTATGTGACGAATACTGTCTTGGTACCCGCAGTAAATACAACAGCGTTGTTCGAGTTAGACGAACGGTAGACAGTCGTACGAGTCAGTATTAGCCCAGTGGCATCAAGAGTACCGAAGCCAACTTCAAACTCATTCGCCACATTGGGGTTTACGATACAGTAATAAGTATCATTGTTCGCGCCGATACCCGCCGAGAAACTTTGAAAGCCTGTGGAAGCACCTAGCAGCGTAGCCGGTCCTGTCCCCGTAACAGTAGAGGTCTCTAGAACGCGGTCATTAATTACAAATGCCATGATTACCCCCTGTTAAGCGATACGGATAACAGCATTGGTTGAGTCCGCAGTTGGGAACGAAACGGTAAACGTACCAGCTACAACAGTTTTATCTGATCCAAAGTCAAAAACGGCTACAGAATCTTTACCAGCTAGACTGTCGTTATATATCAACGCGCCACGGCAAGTAAACGACGCCCCAGTCCAAGAAGTATTGGTGAACGAAATAAAAGCCGTTGTACCGCCTGATGTCGGCGACTGAGACACAGTTAATGCATTACCTCCGGCTGTGTACCCAGTACCACTAATCTCGTTAGTTGCGCTGTAAGCTGTAGTGGTTGGGCCAAGCGTAGCGGACGAGGTATAAAGCGCCATTCTGAACGTGTCGCCGGTGCCAGCCGTAAAATCCATGTTGCCCGCAAGCAGATCAACCTTGAAGCTTGTGCAGAGTGATTGTGTAATTGCCATTTAGAACTCCTGATTAAGTTATACCGTTGGCATCCGTGGTTGCCCCGTGCGGTACGAGTCTTGACGTTCCTTGCCGTCAGTCAACTGCTTGTACATCATTAACGCTTCGTCATACCGCGACTTGTAGAACGTGACCATATCCTGTTCACCCTTCATGAACACGATGGCTTCCATCAACGCGCCGTACAACAATACTGTGTCAAAGTTATTGCCAAGCCATGACGTACCAGCAGTAACAATTGATTCTGGGTAACGGAAGTAGTGCAACTCAACCTGATAGTTATCATCAGGTGTAGGCGATACGATCATTGTGTAATTCGTGTTTGGCTTGGGTACATTGAACCCGGTATTAGGGCCAAACAGCGCGTAGTACAAAGGCACGCCTTCGTAGGTCGGATCAGGATACGCTTGCCGAATAAAGCTAACGTCCTTATTGAGCAAGAACTCCTGCGGACTATCTTCCCCGGCTGTAGTGTCGGTTAACACCGCCAACGAATACACCGCTAGAAAATCTTCTGGCAAGTTTAAGTATTTATCACTCTGATCCAACCGTCCGTATACGTTGTGCTTCAGGATAGGCGGACTAGCAGAGTTGTAAATGCGCTGCTCAGCTTGCTTAATGAACGTGTTGACCTGCTCAGTACTAGGCACCACGACAGTGCCGCCACCCGACGCCGTAAAGGACGACGCTGCGAAATCGTTTTCGCAGTATGACTTAACAGTATTGAACAGTTCGGTGTAATTCATAATTAAGCCATTGGACCACGAGACATTGTGCCTTTAGTAGCAGCGCCTGTACCGCGCATCTTAATACCCGAAGTTTTAGCTTCCTTATAGTTACCCTTTGAAATGCCCGCAACAGACGGGTTCATCTCTTCAATAACTTTAGCGCCCGCTTTGTAAGGCAGGTCACCCTTGATCTTTTTGCCGTCCATAGTGTGTGGCTCCGCGTAAACAGCAGCTTGGCCTACTTCTTTGCCGCCCTGCTTTTGTGAGTATTTAGCCATGATCAGCCCGTTTTCTGGTTAGCAACTTTAGCCAGCCCACGGCCCAAAGCCATTCTCTGGTCAGTAGTTACGCCGCCTTTAGCCATCTTCTTGGCTCCGTGCATACGTTTCTCATGACCTTTAATTTCTTTGTCGGCTATCGCCTTGACTTGCTTCTTGTCCATTCTGCGCTCCTATGCAATTACTACAGTTAAATTGCCTACTTGCCCTATCCCTATCAAGTCGTTCGGCGTCAGTGCAGAATCAAAACCACTTGCGCCGCCAATAGGTGCCCACCCCCATTGAATGACCCTGCTACCTCCACCTACTGTACCGAAAGCTTCTTCGGAGTCCGAAGGCGCTGGTGGTGAATTTACTAACTGCAACCCGCCAAACCCTGACTGGTAGTAACTATTATCAGGGCGTGGCTCCCGTACTGCTTGTGGGTCTTGCACTGGGTACATACCTAATTGTAGCTGCGGCTGATCCGGTTCCCAACACGTAGGACATACCTTAATCGTAACCTGCTTGGTCTTGATCGTCAGCTTTTTTAGCTCTTTTAACTTGTAGCGAAACCCGCAGCGGTCACATTCCGCAATCGAGTTCTTGCCGCTGGAAAACCTATTGCCCATTAGACCATCCTACCTTTGGTCTTACCTCTTATCTCGCAGCCGTGGCCTCTGACCTCGCCGCCTTTGCGATACGTTTTATTAAACCCCTTTTTTGGGGTGGGACTACCTTCGTCTGTCTTCGGATTTACGTACGTCCGTGGGTGCCCCGGCAACTTATACCGGCTATCTAAATGGCTACCAACGTCTGCGCCCGTTAAATCCGCGCCATTCTTCCATGCCCCACGATAATCATAATAATGCTCTTTATCGTCTGGGTTACGGCTCATGCCAGTATTTTTAGCATACTTGGCATAATCCTCCTGAAACTTTTTCTCCTCGTCAGGATCGAGCTTTGTAGCGGCTTTACCCATTAGAAGAACATTTCCCGTGGTACGAGGCGGTCAGCCGCCTTCTCACGGTCTTCGCCAGCAGCCAAGTCCCAAGCCTCGTCATACATCATCTTCAACGCCTGAGTCCTAACTGGATCAGCATTCGGCAGCTTGATCGACAGCATATAAGCCAACCCTGCCACCAAACAGTTCTGGAAGCGAAACGGAATATCAGGCACGTTTATACCGTTACCCGCGTCGTAAATACGCTTCAAGCGCCAATAATAGAACACGTAGTACGGCTGCTGAGTCGTGCCCTGATCCGGCGCGGGCCACACATTAATCTGCGGAAAGGCTGGAGTTGCGCCAATCAAATCTGTTGTCTGACCGCTTTGTCTGTTTACCCATACCTGAATCGGACGACCTTGCGCCAACTTGTTAGGAATGGTCGAGTAGGTCGAGACCGAGATACGAGTGATGTTCAAATCCGTCTGGTTAGGGCCCTGTCCGGAATCAGTGCGAATAACATGTTCCAGAAGATCAACGGTATCATTAGGTAGATCATAGGTCGTTACCCCCTGCGCCAAGTTAATTGAGCCTTGCTCAATCGTCCACAAGTTGATGCCACGGTTAGCCCACTCCCCCAGCAGAAAATTCAGGCTGCGTCGTGCCGTACGGAAGTCATAGCCCGTACGCATCTCTTGCCCGCAACGCTCAAACGCCTCTTCAAATATTTCATTGAGAGTCGGATTAAACGTCGATACTGAGGTTGTAACTGCCATTATCTAAACCCCGCTGTTTTCTTTGCGATGCCCTTGGGCTGCGCTACGAACTGCTTCCCTGCTTTCTTCCCCGCCCGCTTTGCCTTCGTCGTTGCTGCGTACTCCGCTGGGCTTAGCGCCTTGATTGCCTTTTCTGGCAGGTACCTTTCGCCAGTCTTGGAGGATGGCTTCCCACTCTTTGTGCGCCATTTTTGCTCCCCCCAGTTTTTCAGCGATTGTTGCGGGGCTTTCATACTAGTCCTTGTACCCGCCGCCAGCGGCTTTGTATTTCTTAGCCACCAACTGCGCTTTACGGGCTGACCACTGACCTGCACCCGTGCCATGAGTTGCTGCGGCTTTTACTTGGCTCACGATCTTCTTACGTAGACCGGGCTTAGTGTAGTTGCCAGCAGCATTAACCTTCCCACCGTCTTTGTACTGCGTAAAGTCGGTGTCATCCCGACGGGCTTTCTTCTTCCCGCCGGGCATCTTGGAAGGGTTAATTGCACCCATACCGCGCGAGGCCATCATGTTAGCAATACTTCTTAGTCTTACCGCCGCCAGCCATCTTGACTTGCATAGCTTTAGTCTTGCCCTTCTTGGCAACACCATCAGCTTGTTTGTGACCAGCGGCTAGACCGCCCGAGGCCATCTTCTTCATAGCCATACCGCCCGAAGCCATCTTGCCTTTACCGTCAGCCGCAAAAGCTGGCACTTTCTGACCATCCTTCATGACCATCGGCATACCGCCGGAAGCGTAGCCGCCCTTTGCCATCTTCTTCATGCCAGCTTCTTTCATCTCATGCTTGATCATGGACTTAGGAGCGCCTTTCTTCTTCATGAAGCCGATCTCTTTCTTGACCATTGCTTTTGACTCTTTCATTTCACCGCCTCCTTTAAACTTCTTGCCTTTATCGGCTTCCATAAACTCTTTTCCCACAGACTGTGGAATCTTAGTCTTCTTAGCCACGGCTGGATTAGTTGCCACCGCAGCCATGAGACGGTGTTGTTTAGCTGATACGCTTGGCATTAGACGATCTTCCCGCGAGTCTTGCCGCGCTGAGCACAGCCGTCTGCTCGTGCCGACGCTGAACTAACTTTGCCGCCCGATGCGTACTTCTTCATACCTTCACCGAGTTTTTCGGTTTTGCCTTTACCCGGCAGGTTTTCAGGCTTCTTGTCTTTGTCGCTCGGCTTGCCCGGAAGCGGCTCACTCTTAGCCCTATCCTTACCCATCATCTTAAAGCCGAAGTCTAGGAGGGACTCACGAACAGCTTTGCGCGGGGCTTCATTCTCCTCGCGCTCTTTCTTTAACTGTTTCTCGTACTCCTCGTATTCTTTCTTTACGAGCGCATCTCTACGAGCATTTTCAATTTCGTTTTGCGTAGCCATTAGCACACCTTTCCACGAGTCTTACCCCGCTGGGCTATGCCGTCTGCACGGGCTGATGCTGACTTTACTGCACCGCCCTTGGCCTTCTTCTCTGCACGTTGGGCGCGTCCAACCTCACGAGTGAGTTCGTTCATCTCTTCTCGGCTTCTGCCCTTACGTCCTGTGACTAAAGACTGTCCAATTTGCAACAAGCCCGCTGGCACCATACCCGCCAACGCAGCGCCTCTTGCTATTTCTTTGGCAGCACCCGGACTCATTTTTTCTACTGCGCCCGCAGCAGTCCTGTTGTATTTGTTCAGGATTGGGAAATTTTGCTCTGCCTCAATTTCCGTTGCCGTCTGTCTTGCTGTTTTCTCGTCAGCCATTAGCAAATTCTCCCTTTAGTCTTGCCACGTTGTGCGATACCGTCAGCACGCTTAGATGCTGAACTTACCGAGCCGCCGGATGCGTACTTCTTAACTGCGCCGCCACGCCTCATACCTTCATTCTCACGCTTATTTTTCTCAAATTGTTTTTTGGCTTCTTCTTCAAGTCTTTGCGAGCGTTCTAATCTAAGGCCCTCAATATGTTGTCTGCTGCCGGGGCCGGTATATTCTGCACGAGGAGTAAGACCCTGCCCCACACGCCGTTCGGCTTCAGCTTTTTTCAGTCTTGCTGTAGCTTCTGCCTGTGGGAATGGCTTTGAAACTTCCGCGCGCTTAGGCTTGGGGGTGTAGTAAGTAAGAGGCGTAGTGTTAGAAGATTCACTCGCTGGCTCAGCTTTCTTAACCGCTGGCGTAGTTTTCTTAGTCGCTGATGCTGTTGATGCAGCTTTCTTAGGCGTGGTCGTTACCACTGGCTTACGCGAGGAGGAGCTATCGCTTCTCATCTTTGCTTCATCAGCGTCTTCAGGGATGAGTTCAGGACGACCTTTCGACGCGTCTTCCGCACGTTTTCTTGCGGCTGCATCTGCTGAGTCGAGCGTGCTTCTATTCTTACCAGAATAATCGCTCTTATCAGTCGGCACGCTGCCCTTATCCTCGTCGTACTTGAGCTTAGCCTTACCTTCGTCTTTGCCTTCTTTGTACTTATCGTACAAAGCTTTGCCGATCAAAACTGCGCCAAGGCCGGTAATAATGTCGCCACCACTGGCAAACTTTCTGACTTTCTTTTTCACGATTTATCCCCTCTGCCCAATGAGTTGGTCAATCTTCGCTTCAAGTCGGTTAAAGCGTTGATCAATGTGGTCAGTAATCCGTTCAACTTCAGCTTTAGTGACGGTATCACGAGCAATCTCCTCACGAGTCTTGTTCAACAAGATCGTAATCCGCGCAAGCTCAGAAAACTTTTCATGCGCTATGTAAGCAAAAAGACCGGTAAATAGCGTCAAGCCACCAGTCCAAACGTAGTTCATTTCCATGCTTAACACTTCCAAGCTCTCAAAGATTTGTTAATCCGGCTGTTCGGGTCATTTGCCGTCTTCGCCGACGTTAATTTCTTTTTCATCCCTGACATACGGGCGCAGAAAGAGTCCTTGCGCTTTCCGCCTTCCGGCTGGGGAGCTTTCAAGTTCATACCTTGCGCTTTCGCGGAGGCCCGCCCCTTGGCGTTCAACCCACCACTGGGACTCTTTCCCTCTTTCCTCTGCCATGCTGGAGTCTTAGCCATAGAACACCGTTACTTTAGCTGCATTGGGTGCCGTGCCGGGTACAGTTACGTGTATATTCGTCGTAAACAAAATACCTTCACCGGGGATTAGCAAACCAATAGGCTGCGTGCCGGTTCCAATATTAATTCGTAGCCGAACAGTGCCCGAAGCACCTCCGTCACGGAAAACAATTTCCCCGGCGGTTCCGCCAGAAATGCACTGATAGGCTTTTAAGCGAGTACGCTCAGATACTATAGTGCCCGTATCATCGATATGTGCCGACTTAACGTCATATTGCATGGACATAATCAACCTCCTTTAAAAACAAGGCCGAAGCCCCTTGGGTTGATTAAGCAATACGAGAGAAGACGTAGGCTGTTGCGCTGGCAAACACGATGCGGAAACAGCCAATGCCAGTCACGCCAGATGGAACGGTCAACAGCCCCGCACCAGCACCAGAGCCAGCAGCCGCTGCGGCAGACAAGATGCCGTTAGTTGCAACAGCAATAGTCACTGTGTTTGCACCAGCGGTGTTATCAATGTACAAGTCCAACGTAGTGCCGCGAGTTGCGCCAAGAGCAGTGCCGAGGTCTGTGCCGGTAGGCAAAGTGATGGTGACTGTTCCAACAGAAGTAGAGGTGATGTAGCCAGTTGCAACTTGTGCTGCGGTGGCTGTAGCCGTTGCGTTAATAGCAGCGGTTGATGGGTGATTTATATCG